GACTGACAGGTCGCCGACTGTGGAGGCCACAGGCGTGAAGCTCGAGAGCATCGCGTTCGTGATCGTGTACTCGGGGTTCGTGGCCGATTCGGTCGTTCCCGAGGGTGAGATCGTGAGGGTGGTGTCGCCATCTCCGACGATGTCGTACAAGGTTGCCTCGATCTCCGAAGCTCCGTAGCTGTTGAACATGGTCAGGGTGACCTCCACAGTCTGGAGGCCTTTCGTGTACTTGCGGCCTGTGTCTCCCATCGCAGTGATCTCGAGAGAGTCGTAGCCGACAGTCAGCTGGACAGCTGAGCACTGGTCGGAAACATCGACAGCGCCGATGGCGACAGTCGCGTTTGAGAGGAATGTGGTCGTGGCCATAGGGCTCCTTTAGTTTCGCCGTGCGCTCATGCGAACGGTCATGTCGTAGGCAGGGAGATCCTGTCCCCCTACCTGGATGGATGATGGGGCTCCTCGAGTGATGCCAGGTACGTTCGCCATGATGGTGTCCGCCTGGGTGAGGAGCCAGTCGAGTGCGTCCTGGTTCGCTGGTGGTGCTGCCAGGATGCTGATGTCGAAGGTGATGTCGGCGACGTTGAAGGTGAAGCAGTCGAACGATGGTGGGGAGACGAGCACTGTCATCGGTCGGAGGTTTCGTGCGTCTGTGACGACTTTGTAGCCAGCGGCCTCCAGGCTGGAGACGAGGCTTGTTCGGGCCTCGACGAAGATTCCGGATGCCACTTCATCCCACCTGTGCCCTGTTGATTCCGAGCAGACGCATGATCTCTCCGTGCGAGAGGGTGGGTGTTCCTCCTCCGCTCATCCCATCAAAGGAAGCGAAGGAGTCCACAGCGCCACGCTGACGGTACAGGCTGGCGGCATACATGGTCGTGCCGAGGGTGACTGCTCCTGATGGGCTGCTGGTGAGGCTGTCGTGGTAGCCAGCGGCGACTCTTCGGCGATAGGCCCAGGCGTTAGCTGCGGAAACACAGGTCGTGATGAAGGCTGTGTCGTTCGCTGTTGCTGAGCTGATGCCGAGCCATTCGGTGACGTTGCTCGAGGTGATCCAGGTACAGGTCTGCGTCCAGGTGAGCGTCCCGAAGGGGGATGCTGCTCCTCGATCCAGATCGTCGCCTGTGTCGGCGAACAGAAGCTGGTTCGGGATGAGCTCGTCGTAGTCGTACCAGTAGTCACCCTGATCGGTCACTCCCATGAACAGGTGGGTGGGAACTGCGAGAACTGTGAAGGTTCCGTCGAGTCCGTCACCTAGACCTGTGATGGTGATGCTCTGGCCGATGGCGATGTCGGTCGCTTCCAGGGTCTGAATCACAGCGACGTTGTCCAGCCGCATTCGATGCGTGATGGTGAACGTGGCCATGATTCAGACTCCTGGGGGCAGCGATCAGGCTTGCGGGATCTTCATGAACTTGTTCGCGTCGATCATCAGGGTCGCGAAGTAGCCGCGGAACTTGATGTAACGCGAGAGAGATCCGTCTGCGGCCTCGACCGAGATGGCTCCCTTCTGCTGCTCGAAGATCTCGAAGCCATCGGGGTGGCCGACGATCGTGGTTTTCGCAGCGAAGTTGCGATCCACCACGACCTGAAGGCCGAAGGCCACGCCTGATGCCGATCCAGGCTGGAGGTTTCCGAAACTGTTCATGGGGCCGACTTGAGGAAACAGCGGACGATCCTGACCATCGACGAGCTGGCCGAGCTGTGCGAACACATCGCCTGAGACGAACAGGTGCGTCGGGAGCCAGCCGTTTGCGCTGGAAAGGATGGTGTTCGCGCAGGCGTACACCTTTGCGATCCAGTCAGCAGGGTCGGTCGGTGCGACGTTGCCAGTGGCCTGCGAAGTGCCGGAGAGCAGGTTGTCTGCGGCGACGTTGTCGGTTTCGTTCGCATAGATGCGAGCCATGTCGTCGAGCAGAAGGCCGAGCACTGCCGGATCTGTCCAGTCCTGATCCTCTTCGGACAGACGAACGTAGCCGCCGTACACACCCTTCGTGACCTGGGTGTGGGTCGTGACGCTCGGGCGGCGGAACACCTTGCCGCCTCCTGGCATCGCCTTCGCGCCGATGGCATCGATCACAGGGCGCAAGCCTCGGAAGTTGTTGTACACAGGGCCGACGATCGGCTCAGGCAGGATGCCAGGGGTGTCGGTCGTCTCGACGTTCGGCGCAGCCGCACGAATGCGAGCGTTGAACTCGGCGAACTCGGCTCCTCCAGCGAGGAACTTTGCGATGTACTCGCTCACGCTCGGAAGCTTGAACTCGCGCCGAGCTTCAGCGAAGATCGGCTGGGTGGGGATCGCGATCGGCGCTGATGCGGCGACCTCGACCTGGTGGTCGTTGTTCATGGAGTCCTCCTCGGGCTCGATGGTAGGTGGTTCTTCTTCTTCGTCGCTGGGATCCTCTTCAGGCCCAGCGGCCATGACACTCGTGATTCGCGCGTCGTCGAACGCTGGCACTGCCACGAGAGAGAGCTCGTGCCACACTGCTGACGAAACTCGCATGGTTCCGTCACTGTCGAACTTGTACTTCGTCGGCTGAACTCCCACAGAGACAGCGTCCAGAGCTCCCATCTTGAGAAGCTCCATGACATCGTCGCCTGCTCGAGTACCTGCGATTTTCGCAGTGAACATCATTCCCTGGTCGGTTGAGACTCGTTCGGTGACGAGGCCTCGCACCTGGGAGAGATCGTGCGACTCGATCAGCTTCGGAGGCCTGCCATCCTCGGGCAGGGAACCTTTCTCGAACAGCACCTTCGTTCCGAGGCTGTCAGTGGTGGTGACATCCCAGGGAACTGCGAGGCCTGTGATCGAGCGTGAGGGTGTTCCGTCGAGAGCTTGTGCGTCGATCGTGAGATCGGAGACGTTCAGTCGAATCATGCTGTCTGATCCTGTCGTAGCGGAGCCGAGGGTGAATCCTCGGTTCGTGGTTCATCGCTGGAGACCATCTCGGAGATCTCGAGGAACTCGTCTGCGTCGAACTCGCAGTATCGGCCTGGGCCGAGGATCTGTGGGCTGGAGAGGGTTTCGGCGATCGTCTTTGCGTAGGGTGCTGCTCCCCATAGCCAGAGATCCTGTCGGGCTTGCTGTGCGTTCGAGTAGGTCATGCCGCTCGAGACAGGTGCTGAGAGAAGGTAGGCCGGTACGCCTGCGATGCGTGACATCTCGAGAGCTGCGTAGTTCCGTGCTTCTGTGAGCTGAAGTTTCGCTGGGTCGGAGGAGAACTCGACGAACTTCACTGCGCTGTTCAGTGCTCCGATCGCTGACTCTCGACGAGCTGAAGCCCATGCGGAAGCGAGCTCGGACAGGGATTCGGAATCCATAGGCTCCGATCCTTCGGACTGCTGTAGGTAGCCAGCAGCGATCTCGGTCATGGCGAATCGTCGTGCTGCTGCGTCGAGTCTGATGGCGATGTCGATGGATCGTGAGCCTGTGTAGATCAGACCTTGATCGGCTGCGAGGAAGCACACAGTGTTTTCGAGTGGGAGTAGAACTCCGTTGAACTCGACCTCGTCGGGCATTCCGAAGAACTGTGGGCCTTGCTGGTTCGGGGTGCTGACGTTCGCAGCTGGAAGCCAGGTGAACGAGACGGGGAGCCCTGTGTTTCCGTCTCGAGCTGTGATGTACCACCAGGCTCGGCCATACATCAGAAGATCCGAGACTGTTTGAGCGATGATGAACTGGCGAGTGACCTTCGGATCGGGTCGATCCATCCAGGCCGGCGAGGGAACATAGATTTTTTCGTACTCTTCGCCTGTCCACTGTCGTGTGTACAGCTTCAGGTCGAGGCCGGCGATGATGCCTGCGATCATGCTTCTGGAGCGTGCGATCGAGGGTATGGACAGAGCTCGTTCCTCAGCCGTCCCGACTTGATAGCCGAGGAACGAGCCGATCTGTCCTGATGCGACTCCAGCTGCGGCCTTGATCGCCGTGCCGTGCGAAAGATCCTGCTTCCTGAAGAGCGCCATTCCGAGTCGGAGTCTCTCAGTACCAGGCTGGGAAGTCCACTATCTGGCTGTGCCGAGAGCTGCTTTCGCTTTCTGTGGGGGAGCTGAGGCGAGCGCCACTGACCAGATGAGACACCTGGCGAGCTCGATCGGGCCTGGGGATCGCTGGGAGGAGAGCACGATCTGGCCGTTCGACTTTGCCAGGACAGCTCTCGCACAGTGTTCTGAGAGGCTGGTTTCGCCTCTGTGGACGACCTTTTCTTCGAGCATCATGGCTCGAACGAGGCTTGTGTAGCGCAGCAGTTCTGCGTAGCCGACTGTCCTGGCTCGTCTGGCGAACTGTGGTGGCACGTGAATCTCGAGTGTGGGGGTGACTGCGAGTCCGACAGAAGTGTCCTGGAGGATGCGTGTGACCTCATCCCAGAGCGCATCCTCGGACTCGACGACGAACTCGACAGTCGCCTGGATCTTACCGTCTGGCCTGCGAGCGGAACGTAATCCCACATACCTGGCCTGATCGACTGACACTTCGATCGCCAGGATGCCGCCTGTCGGAGGCTCATCTTCGACTCGAAGCCGATCGAACAGGCCCACTGGGAGCCAGCTGGAGGCGGCTGCCACCCACAGATTCAGGTGTGCTCGGAGGAATGCGTTCCTGTCTGGGGACTCGGCTGCGGCCTGGAGAGCCTCGTAGCGGATCGTCTGGCCTAGTGCTGGGTTCGCCCAGGGCCACCATTCGGGCCCTGTTCCCTGCCCTGGAGGAGGTGACCATTCGGCGAAGTACAGCTGGGACTGACGCTGCTGGTCGATCGCTGCGATCGCCTGCTCTCGCATCTTCATCATCACGCTCGAGCTCTCGTCTCCAGCTGTGGAGAAGTAAGCGCCGAGGGGATCAGGTCTGGCGATCATCGTCGGCCTGAGCGCATCAAACATCACAGCTGGACTGATGCTCCAGAGCTCGTCCACGAGGAGAAGATCGACGCTCGCACCATGCTGATTCGGAACAGCTGCGGCCACCTTGAGCAGAGATCCGTCTGGCATTCGGATCTCCTCTCGACCATACGACCAGAACGCTTTCCCACCCATCGCCTCGAGCGTCGGTGCGAGATCTCTAAACATGGCCGATGACCTGTCGAGCTTGTTCGCTACCAGGAGAACTGTCTGGGCTTCGCCTCGGAGAGCGGCCATCGTCGTCACCCAGAATCCTGCCAGGGCTTTCAGGAGCACGCTCTTGCCCTGCTGACGAGCAGTGGAAACAAGCGCCTCCCTGTGGCACAGCTGACCATCCGAATGCTGAAGAATCCCATCGGCCACCAGCTTCTGCCAGGGCATCAAAGGCTTCAGATGCCGAGCAGACCACTCCTCGACCAGCGAACCGAAGCTCGAGTCAGACACTCGAACGCTTAGAAGCCGAGGTTCCACCCTCCCTACCAGGGCTTTTTCCTCTGTTTCCGAACCTCTCAGAGAGAGAGAGTTC